CCAAGAGCACAGCAACTGCCCAATATTATTTAAACTCAGTTCTTCCTGAGTTTTCGCAGCATTTCTTCTCTTTTTGCCGGGGGAAGTTCTCTGATTTGATTAATTGATAATCCTTTGATGTTAATTAAATCATAATCATCCCACATATTATCAATGTCGTCCCTTTTTATGTGATTGAAAATTGTGTTTCCAACCTCAACAACTGTGTCAATTAAATCAACCGACCAGCGTGCAACCGGATTGAAACCATCAACATAAAACAGCCTTTCAACTATGGTTTTATCGTTAATATAAAAACCGATTTTACATTCAACACCACGAATTACCTTTTCCTCAATTTGCTGAACAATTGGCTGTGGATTATAACGCATACCCCCCCTATATTCCTGTGGATATAAACTTATCATCTTCTGATGATATTGAAACAAATCAAGTCTCTCGTTTAACTCCGTCACATAACTTCTTTTTGAAAGTACTTTTTGGAGTTTAGTTATTGCACGGGGCAATATTTCCCTTATATCAATGGAATATCTTGTAAAAGGGTTAAACTGGTCTGCATCGAAAACTTTTTCACCTAACAAAACATTACCCTGATACAGTGAAAACCTAAACTCATTATTAAATTCTTTCTCGTTCATTTGATTTATTTTTTATGGTTAATACTATTGACACAAATATAATTGGAATCCGGCAAAAGTGAAAGACTTTTTCACAAAGTAGTTAAATTTTTTTTCTCATACTCTTTAAGTAATTGTCTTTCACGCATGATTACAGTATAGAATGGTTCTATGTAATTGGGATATGTGCTACCATATACTGATAAAAACTCATCTTCTTTAACCATCCACTCGTATAATCTCTCCCCTCTTTTCTCTTTTCCCTCTGCATCCGACTCCAACAATGGCATTTCCAATTGCTGCAATTCTTCAATTGCTGCTTCCGTTAACATCGGTTTTGATAGATTAACTAATTGATAGTTTATCTTCAATCTTTCAACGCCTTTCAATAAATTTTCAAGTGCTTTAAGTGGCTGCTTCTTTTCAATAATTCTTTGCTTATTCATTTCATCGGCTTTTTGACATATTTCTCTAACCGATAAATGCTTATATTCCATTTCTGGAAAATATTTTAATAACGTTGTTTCCTTTATCCCTTCAATTCCTTTTATATTATCAGATACGTCACCACAAATTATTTTAAGCACCAACGCATTCGAATAATGATGCTTAAAATACATCATATAATTAATTTTGGTAACTGGTTGACTGATATTTGGGAATATGATTGTGATATTCAAATCAAGCAATTGTGCAAAGTCCCTGTCATTTGAATACAAAAAGATTTCTTCTTTGTTGTTGTATTGCTGACAATATGCTGCGATTAAATCATCAGCTTCAACATCATCGACTTCAATTTGTCTTAAATATAATTGCTCCGCATATGCCTGAATGCGTTTTCTTTGTTTTAAAATGGATTCTTCTTTAGCTTTTTCCCTGCGGATTTCCGCAGCAGATAGTTCAATCTTTCTATACCATTCCTTATTTTTTCGATTGGCTTTATATTCCCTATCGATACGATGGCGCATTACTCCACCACCTTCCCCATCCCAAATGAGCACAACCTTATTAATCATATGCTCCTTTATTAGTTTACGAATGGTTGTCATAAAAGAATACAAACCGCCAATGTGACCGAATTTGGCGGTAAATGTATCCTTTGCTCCGTGATATGAACGTTGTAAAAGATAAGAAGAATCCACTAACAAAGTTCTGGTTTTCATTCGATTTCCAAAATTTCACCTTCCTTTATTTCAGTAAATTCATCCCTGATATCTTCTGCATTAATATCAGAACCAAGTCTGTTACGGAAATAAAGAATATTGTCCTTTTTGTATTGGTCAATCTCTTCTGGAATAATAAATCCATGAGGGGTTGAAATTATTGTACCCTCAAACGAAACACCACCAAGGTCGCAATCAATTTGGTTCTTTGCTACGTTTACAACCGTTTGAATACCGTAAGTAACCTTACGATTTTTACTTGTAGCATCTACTTTTTTTGTTGCATGCGCAGCAACACCACCAAAATGATATATAAGACGTGAGCCATAAAAAAACGTTTCACCACCTTTATGTTTAACTACACCAGCACCCATACTGTCAATCCAAATCTTCTGTACACCAATAACTGTATTGGTGAATGGGCGATTTTCCTGTCTGCTACTTGGTATTGTGTTATTTAAGAGGTATTTGAAATGCTTTTCAAACGCACCTGCATTCCACATATTGTTATCAGAAGTGTTGTTTTCCTGTGCCATAACAGTTCTATTACAGTCAAGTGTTCCAAGACTATCAATAGCAAACAATATGTCAATAGGAAGATTTCCAGCTTCTTGTTCATCAATAAAGTAGTCAATTGCATCTTTCAAATCTTCAATAGATGCTTCTTTCCTATCTTTATCTTTCTTTTTTCCAAATTCTCTGAGCAGGTAATCGTTTTTCACAAGAATGTGCGGACCATTCCAATCAAATCCCATCTTAGTTAAACGTTCCTTACCCAAATTATTTTCAGTATCAATAATAATTGGAAGTATTCCCATCTTTTGCGCACTCACAATTCCTTCACAAATTGCTGTTGATTTACCAGTATTACTGAAACCACGTGCAAGACTAACATATCCCATTGGAAATCCCGGTAATCCAGTTGCGGTTTGTAATGCTTTTGACGCAGGAATCCATTTCAAGGGTTTATCCGGTGATGTTACTGCACCAGCTTTCTTTTTAAAATCATCCAACGAAAATTTCTTCATTGGGGTAGGTTTTCTTGACGGATTTGCAGGAACTTCGTTCACAACTTCTTTTTCTTTTGCCATGTTATAATTCAATTATAATATAAAGGGGGATTTTTAATTTCCCCCTTTATTCCTTGTAATTTTTAGAAAGGAAGGTCTTCATAATCTCCACTTCCCGGAGCACCATCAGATGCGCTTGATTGTGGTTCAGGACTCTGAACGGTATTCGGAGTTGCAGCAAGTGCTGCAGCACCTACATTAACTACATCATCCTGATATGTTCCAACCTTTGATTCTGTAATGTTACTGATTGTAACCCTTGGATATTCTTCATCCAAATCTGATGCCTGTTCAAAATCTTCTTCTGAATCTGCATCAAGGTTACGGTTACGTGTGTTAGCAGCTTCTTCCAAATCTGGACGACCCGGAAATACCCAATGTTTGTTATTCTGGTCGATATCGTCCCAATATGGGTTTGTGCCATTAGCAACTGCCTCAAGGAATTCATACGGTGGCATACCCGGTGCTTGCTTCGGCTTAAAAATATCTCTCCATGTGATATCATCTTCAAGCCAGCTTCTTGCCATAATTGAATCTCCGTGCAATGGTGATTTTCCATTGAATAATATGGCAGAAATTGCCTTATAAACATGACCATTGAATTCGCTGTCGGTCATAAGGATACTCAAATCAGTACCATCTGTTGCACTTGCATAATCAGCCTTTTGAGTTGCAGTGTACTGTTCCAACACTGGAAGGAGTTTATCAAGTGTACCCTGATTCTTGTAATTGTGTTTAAATCTCCAGAATTTAACACCGTCTTTTTCAACACCCCTGTCAATACCACGAAGAATGTAGAATTTCTTTGCTTCCCAGCCATTAGCTTCTGCAAAGATTTTCTTGTTCTTTTCATTGATTGCCAACTGTGTCTCATTCATCTTTTCCTTCTTAATACCCTTGATTGATTGGTCTTGGGTTGCAAGAATTTTCTTGTGTTTTGCACAAAGAGGACATGGTGCAGGAACAAGTACAGGATTACCGTTCTGGTCAGTCACTGGTTTGCCATCAAGTCCCATTTTGGGAACTTTAGGGTCGTTGTGAGCAGGACAGTAAATTACTGTGCCATGTCTTTTCTTTCCACCAGCAGTAAGTGTGGGAACAACGTGGAAGAATGCTTCTTCAATACGTTTTCTTCCGGGTTTCGGGGGAAGAATTCTGAAAGTTTCTTTGGTTTTGCGGGGAACAAAATACTTTGCTAAAATTTCCTCACGTGATTTTCTTTTCGAACCTTGTGTCTGTGATTTTTTCTGATAATCAGAGAACATTCTTTTGATGTCGTCCAGTTCGTTTGGACTTCCGTTTACGTTTAAATCGCTCATTTTAAAAAGTTTTACAGTAAAAATTATTTTTCAATTAGTAAAATTGCAGTACAAATATATCCTACATTTTGTATAAATACAAGGATTTTTAAAAAAGAAGTGAAATATTTTTTCAACTTATGGCTTTAATATGCCATCTGAAACGATTGTAAATGAAAGAGTTTGCTTGTTTTCAAAATAATTGCCATTTTTCATCCTAAGTTGCAAATGATAATCCTGTGGAATAAGCCAAGATGTGTCAAGATTGAATTCATAACCCGTGTTTGTACGATTAACTGGTGTAAATGGAACAACATCAATTTCATATTTCTTACCTAAAGTCGTAAATATTCTATATTCAATATCCAAAGGTATGAAATTATTTTGATTTGGGTATAATTCTTTAATAGTGAGCTTAATTTTTCTCACATTACCTGCTCTGATATTTTCTTTTTCACCAATTCCCCAGAAATAAAAGAAATAGTTATCGAAATTCATATTATTTGACTGATTGAAAGAATAATACTTGTCGGGAGAAATTAAATAAAACTGTCCTGTATAACTTGTTTCTCTTCCATTAATTGTCAAATACCATTTATCTTCAAATAATATTCCATCATTTAACAATCTGCCAGTATCATATTCAGCATCAACCCTATAATTAATCTTATAAACACCTTTGGCTACCTGAGTTGCGCCACTAATTGTGTCCACCAAATCACCATGATTATTAAATATCTCAACTCTATCAACTACTATATTTGAATCAACACCATTACCAACGTTCACATATAAATAAAGGTCATTATCCTTATCTAAGTAGAAATAATTTCTGTCATCCTTAATTGTATCATCAACAATTGTTTCAACGTATGGTTCATACCACGTATTGGTGTGTTTTGCATGAAATGCAACAGCTTGACGGAATTCGGTTTCGCCCGATTCAATATAATCGGCAAATTTAATTCCAAGACCAAACGAATTACCAGTATATGCTGATGTTCCAGTGTATCCTGTTCCAAAAAGTCTTTGATTTACATAATCAGTAATATCAATTTCAAAGTTTTCACTTCCCTTTTCAAAATATTGGCTGGCAATAATATCAGTTCCACCAGTATATGCACCTTCAAATGTCCAAGGAATGTTTGTTTTTCTATAAAACCAATTGGATGCCGGGTCTATAATATTCCTACCAACAACATCCACGTATGGATACATGGTGTCATTGTAAATAAAATCATATCCGCTACCCTCATCCCAATCTTCATCCACATTAAATAAATCCAACTGAAAGCTACTTGCTCTTTCAATATTCAAAGAATACGATTTCTTTCCAAGATATTCGGGAGCATAACTAATTGTATTGGTCATGTGCAATACGTGCTTAACAATTCTGTTTGGATTAATTAATCCATCAGCAATTCTTTTCTGTAAATCCTCTAAATCAATATCAAATATGAATCTACTTGGCTGCTTATTAAACGTGCCATATGATATCTCAGTAACCGGATTCTGGGAATTATTACTCAGATTATTATCAATCAGCGTATTGTTTTTCTTAAAGTATGACCTAAAAACTGACATCTATCTTTTTTCTTATAAATACCTAAGAAACAAAAAAGACTACCAGTTTTGGTAGTCTTTCTTATAAGAATATCGTTCAAATTATTTAATATTGTGCTTAATGAGAATCTGCACTGCTTCTTTTTTCGTCATACCCTCACTAAGAAGTCCTCTTTTATTCAAAGCTTGCTTTGCTAATTTAATTTTCTGTTCGGTAATTGCATATGCGCTATCATTATATTTATCGGCAAATTCTTG